ATACGCTTTTAAGCTATCTCTATCTATTATTAATTTGAGTTCTTCTATTAAAATCTGATCATCTGTTGTAAAAGATAGAGGTGTTTGAATTAATGTAATGTTGTCTTGATTTTTACCCACTGCGCGTTTACGATCCACAGTTGGAGTATATGGTACTTTTTCTATTTCGATAATAAACCCATTATATGTTATGTCATTCTGCGTTTTCTCTGCTTGGTTTTGTAGGTCGGCGATCTTGATTAAATCTGGGGAAATCGGTAGTAAATCGTTTGAAACGTATTTGTTACACGCTTTAATCTTACCATCAACACTATTTAAAACGGTTACTATCTGAAGTATATAGTTATTTACCATTGATATAGATAACGAGGCAGATGCTACCACAGATTTATAACTTTCTATGGTAGCTTTACCTGTAGCAGAAAATGTTAATTTATTAATGAGGTCTCCTAAATCACTTAAGGTTGCAGGAACAGCTCCAGGTATTAATGGTACAGCTTTAGCGGCTGCTGAAACTGCTGTTTTTGTTGTTTGTATTGTCGTAATAACTCCAGTTAACGTTGAAATGATTTTATTAATACTATCAATTACTTTTGTTAAAGTACCTAATGTTTTTGAAACACCATTAAGTGAACTAGTTATTCCATTTCTTGCCTCTATTATTCCTTTCAACTTAGCATCAGTAGGACATATATCTAATTTTTGTAATAAACTTAGGGCTTGTGGGAGGAATAAAGTTGCTATTTGTATTCCTAAATTTAAAATTAATTTTGGGATCTTTGCTGTACCTATTAATTTTAGAGAAGTTGGAGCAGCATTTAAAATATCTTTAGCTTTAAAACCTCTTAATCCTTGTAATGATATTTTAACCTTTTCTGCCTTAACTTTGATTTTAATATCTATTTCTGGAAGTGTTGGCCTTGGAATCTTTGGAAGATCAGGTTTAGGGATATTTGGTTTAGGAATCTTAGGTATACTTAAAGAAGTAGGAACAGCACCTAAAAGACCTTTAACATTTTCGGCTTTATTTTTAATTTCGGCAGCAGCTGCCTTAGTATCTTCAGCTTTCTTTTTAGTTTCAGCCTCTATTTCTAGAATTGTTTTTGCAGATATAGGCATTATATAGTATAATTATTATTAGACTTGGCACCTTCAAGCTTCTTGTTTGTAATTATATCTTCTAAAAATACATTCATTGAAGTAGCCGCATTATTTAATGTACCTAAAGGGGTACCCTGAGCTGTTGATACTACATCCTTGCATACTTTCATAAATTCATTTAGGTTATTAACTAATTCTGTTATTAATTTAATCGTTGTATCTCCTAATAATACGGGTTCAGTAGCATCTTTTGATCCTAAGAATAATTTTCCAGATTGTATTATTACATTTCCGGCAGTATCAAAATTTATAGAATCAACAGCATTTAAATTTATTGATTTTTTAGAACTTAATAATATATGATCTGTTTTAGAATTAAATATTAAACGACCTGAATTTAGTGCTATTTGAGGACCACTATATTGATTGGGTGAATCTGGTTTGTTGGTTTTATAACTAAAATAATCTGTAGGAGATGATGATATTATAGGTAATTTTTGAGTGCTGGTAATGTATAATGATGATATATCCTTATTAATATCTTCAGTAATAGGAATCCACCCTTCAGGACTAGCATTTACTAATTGTCCATTTCTAATGATTAATATTGGGTCACCATCAGTACCATTACTTGACCAAGTGTTAGGAGTATTTTTAACGGTTGAACCTATTCTAATACTATTACCCCATCTTCCTTCATGAATTACATCTCCTTCAAATGGTAATATAGGATGAATATTTGATCTTTCTTTAAATGTTTTTCCTAAATTTATTTCTGTTGATTGATCTGTTACTCTTCTAACACTTCCATCTCCTGTTTGTTGATAATCTTTTTGTTGGGAAGGTGGAGGGGAGTTTGAATTTAAAGGATATCCATTATGATGAGGATGATTCCAAAGAGATATTACACTTATATAATAATTTTGAGTACTTGTAGTTGATGAACCTATTCCAGTATTAGGCATTGACATTAAGAATACTATCTCATTTTTTAATGGATAATTTTTTACGTTAGGGTAAATGGGTCGAGCAGTAGGATATATAACTAATTCCTGAGGATTTTCAACACTTTGAAATTCTATGGTTCCTAAACCGTTCCACCCTCCTAACTCATTAAATCTTGGGTGTTTATCATCTAGAACTATACTTATTACTCTTACAGCAGTATTATTAGCACTAACATTAGATAAATTATTTCCTAAATTAGAAGTAGATGAATTTAAATTATTATTTAGAGCACTAAATCCATACCTACTTTTCGCCATCTTCCTTATTTTTATCGTGAAGTTTACTTATATCAGATAGAAGTTGTTGTTTTTCTTCTTCTGAAATTCCATATGACTCATCAGATGATGCTCCTGAGGATTGTAAAGATCTTTGAATGATAGTAGCCATCTTTATAAGCTGCTCATCATTTTTAATACCCATTTCTAAATAATCTCTAATTAATGGAACCACTAAAGTAGCGTCCCCTATTTCTGAGATTAGTGGTTTCAATTCATTTATTAAATTTGAGATTTGATTTTCTTTCTTTTTTTGGTTAGTGTAAATTTCTTCCAAAATATCTCCGAATTTCTTCTTCCCAAATATTGTTGCGTCTAAGCTTTTAGGTTTCATTTATAATAAATATTACACAATTTAAAACTTAAAATAACCATATTCTAAATAGAACGTATATTTTTTCTTAAAATTATCACGTAGTATATTTGATATTTTAGTTATTTTTGGAGCTTTAACATCTATTATTTCTCTTATATAAATGTATAATGCTTTTTTATTAAAAATATCTATAGTTTCTCTATTACGAAATAATTCTAAAATAGCATCTGCTACACAAGCATCTTGGGGTTTAGAAAATAAAGTAAATAAATTATCGGAACAATAATCTACCCATAAATCAGTAAATTTAGATAATTTATCTACAGGTGTATAGTCAGAATATAATGGATCATTAATATCTATTTCCGTTTCATTTTCTATCAGATTTGAGTTTAAAGAATTTATAGCAATATTTTCTTCAAGTCTTTCCTTATCTTTTTCACTATGACCATTCATCGAAATTACTTCAATTCTTTTTTTATAGTTTTTCTTATTATTTAAAATTAAATATCGTTTTACAATAGTTCCAAAATATGAGTATGCTTTTGCTCCTCTAGATGGATCAAAAAGGTGGATTTTGGATAATAAGAAAATTATAATTTCATGTTGAAGATCCTCAATATTATCTACTTCAGTATAGTAAAATTTAAAGGTGTGAATAATATTTTCAGTTAACTTAAAAAATGCATAATGGATTTTATTCTCATATATCTTACTACGAATATCTGTATCTATAGTATTATTATATAGTACAATTGCGTCTTCTGTCTCTTGCGTAAAGTAATTTTTACTTTTTTTCTTTCTTTTTAACTCAATCATAGTTATAGATCAATTTTAAATGTATTCAACTCAGATTGAATCTTTTTAATAAATGTAAAGAAAAATCCAACTTCATCATCACTCTTAAATGTTCCTTTTTCATCTACCTTATTTAGTAGTTTATCTGACTCATTAACAGCGTCTGTAAATTTGGTAATGTATTCCTGATATGATATAATAATGTCTTCCATCTTTTCTTGTTTCTTTAAAAGATTAAAAATGATGAAGACTCCGACTCCTATAATTAGTAATAATAAAATACTGAAATAGATCATAATTAAATATTGTTTAACATGTTTTTCAAACCTTCGCTCTTTATAGAACCTAATGCTTTACTCTTATTACCGTTTTCCTTTTTTATAGCAAAATTATTATCTTTTTTAGGGGCATCATTTCTGAACTTAGGTAAATACTCTACTTCAAATTCTATTCTAGCGGCCATTAAATCGGCTTGATGAACGATATAAGGTAATGATGTCCTTGGTTTTTGTTCAGGAGTATAAGCCATTAGATATTTTTTATTAGCTTCATCATATAAACCATCATGTATCTGAATAGTAATCATTTCATTAAATGAATATTGAATTCCATGTGATTGTAATAAATATAATCCTCTATCAGGAACAGATGCAAAAGGTAATTTAGTATTAAAGGTATAATCTTCACCTAATTTATCTCTTCTCCATGTATCAGTCTGTGGGATATATGCTTCATTTTCTTCATCACCTAACTTTCCTAAGTCATGATTTAATGCTGAAAATGCTAATTCTTCAAGGGTATATGTTGAAGTATCTACACCATGTTTTTCCCAAAGTTTATGTAAGTCTAAAGCGCATTCAATAACTCTTCTAACGTGATCATAATATCCACCTTCAAAAGCACTATGATATTCCTTTTTATGACTTGCAGGCATCATTGTTAATCTTTCATCATATTTCTGATAGAATTCTAATACCTTTTCCTTACGTGGTGACGTAATATAATCTTGAATACAGTCAAGTATCCAGTTCCTATTTTCTAGGATTTTTTCTGCTGTTAATTTCATAACTATTTTATTTTTTAAAGATATGGATTCATTTCTTCAGCTGACATTGGTTCTCTTTCGATAAACGCTTTCAATTCTGATAGTTCTTCCTCTGCCAATGCTAATGCATCTAGATATTCATTTAATTCCGCTCCTCTTTGTACACAAAACTTTAATTGTTTCAATTTCCCTTCTATGTTTTCTACTTTTTTTAAAACTGTATTTCTGTTTCTCATTATTTAATATGTTTGAGTGTTTATAATTTTACTAAGATAATGAAGATTTCTTGGGTCTCCAAATTTTTTTTAATTTTCTCGAAAGTTCTTTATTTTACATATGAAAGCACATTTCTCATATTCCTCCATCATTTCGAAGTATTTCATTGATTTATTTAATCCAGTATCAAATTCTTTTTCTTTTATATCTTTAATTACCAGGATATCATATTCTTGATTTAAATCTAGTTCTGAAAGATATTTCCATGCCGTATTATAGACTAAGTGATTGCTTATTTCAGCGATATTTGATTCATCAACGTTAATGTTTTTTAGAAGTTTATTCATCTTTTTTTCTAAGACCTCACTGTTTAAAAACGATTTTACAAACATTCGGGCGTTGTATTCAGGTAACCGAGTAAAGTCGATTAAAACGTCGTTTATGGTCTTTTTATCGCCTTCATTATATTTGTCACCAAATAAGTCAAAAATTTTATTTACATCCATGTTAATAAATATTGTGAGAAAGAAGAACCCACAAATGTTGTGGGTCTTTTATATTAATTTAAGAATAATATTTATTTTTCTAATTTTTCTTGTTTTTGTGTTCCAAAATAATAAGAGAATATCATTAAAGTCAAAGTCTTAATTAAGTCAAATAGTTGGTCGTTCTGGTGATCAGATAGCAATGGCATTCCAAATGCTATTACTTTATCTACTATAAATACACCAACTAATGCTGCAAATACTAATAATATAAACCTAACAAGAATATCCTTTGTAGAGTTTATAAAAAGTTTATTTACATAATATACACCAGTCATTATAAAAGCAATGCCAAACATTACAGCAAAAGTAGTTAGCCATACATTTTCAGTACTAAACATTATTTAAGTAAGCTATAATATTCATTAAAATGTTTGATACGATCTGGTAAGCCAATTACTCCACCATTAACTCTTTTGGTTACAGAAGTTACTACAGTCTCAGTAGCGCCACCATCAGCAATTTTATGTAAACCATTTTTATGGAAAAACCAAGCTGCTGATAATAATGGGTATTGAGTAGCAACCAAGTCAGGAGTTGCAGTAAGATCCACTCCAATAGCTTTTCCAAAATTGGTATAGTTTTCTTTTCCAGTCAATTGAATGAAACCTCTTCCACAAAATTTATAACCATCACCTGAAGTTTCATCACCATTCAGCATTCTATTTGCATAGACTTTATTAGCTATTTTTTCAGGTTTTCTTTCATAAGCCAAAGCTAAAGCATCAGTTGGGAAATACTTACCAAAAATACTTCTTAATCCTTTTGCTCCATAGTTTAAATTTTCTCTTAACACTTTAAATCCACCTGATTCGTGACCACATTGAGCTAAAAAGTGAGCTAAACGTAACGGGGTATTAATTTCAAATTTGGTTTCAATACTTGGAATTTGAGCTATAACACTATCCGGAATGTGTCCTTTTAATTTTTCTAAGTTCATAATTTATTATTTATATTTTTTTACAATAGATGTACAACTGTCAAGTGTATTTTTATATTTAGGTGAATATGTTTCCTTGATAATTTTAGTTTTTTCTTGTGTAACAGAGACTGAAGCTACCCTTGCATTCACTCTGATGCTATCATCTACTATGTAAGGTCTAATTACAGGCATTGGTTTAACTATTACTTGCTCTGTTCTCATCATTGTAGTATTTGTCATTTCTTCTAATAATGAGGCTACACTAATTAAGTCTTTTTGCTTATTATTATTTTGTTCTATAAGATCATTATTAATACTCATTAATTCAGCTTGATTTTTAACAAGTATGTTATATTGATCAGATATGGCTTGACAATTATCAGTCTTTAAATAAGAAGTAGCTATAGCAACTGATGATGTTAATATAGCTGCTACTAAAAAGGCAACTAGGCGTTGTTTAGGATTTAGTGATTTTATTATGTCGAACATATATTAGTTTTCGTTCTCGTCTTTTGATTTTCTATTAGTAAATTTATCTACAGAAGATAGTCCTAAACAGCCAAAAGCTAACAATGCTACAGCGTCTACTAAGGCAGTAGAAGGAGCAGTTTCTGTTGGTGAAAAACTATTGTGATACATTGTTATGCACAAAGCAATAGCACACATAATACCTACAATTCTTTTAGATGATGGATTACCTTTTTCGTCTCTTACTATGTTACCTAACCAATTAATTAATTTCATTATATTATTTTATAATAAATATGATTAATTTGATAAAAGTGCATAAAAAAAGCCCACAAAAGTGAGCTTAATTTTAGTGATATGTTGCCCCTCAGAGATTCGAACTCCAATTCAATGTACCAAAAACATTTGTCCTGCCAGTTAGACG